ATAATAAATACTCGAAGTATTATGACAACGCTAAAGCGGAAAAAACGTGTTCCGCGACAGGTGCCTAAGGAGGCTAGTTCCCAAACACTACCTTTTGGTAGTAAGGATGCTACTGTCATGTTGTTAAATGCTGGGGTACAGTCTGAGGGTATGCGTGATTCTAAGAATCGAAACGCAATGCCTACTGGACCCAGCGAGGTGGATATCACAAGATCTACTTCTAACATCGTGTCGAAACTGCTAAAGACTATTGTCGATGGCAGCGGCGCTACGGCGTCGATGGTTAAACTTGTGAAATCTCTCCTACTCCCTTTTATCGCCAGACGCCGAGGCGCACGGTTTGACGAAAAGGAGTATGGAAGAATGGTGTCATCTTGGAAGATGACGCTGACCACTCTAATGGAGTTGGAGGACGATGAGAATCGCGAGTTGGACTTTGTTAAGTACCACACTGGTTGTCTCATGTGTAAGGTGACGGGAAGTAAAATACTACCCGACAGACCTACATTCGTCACCAAACCTCTTTTTACTGGTTGGTTAAAACGATGTGTTGGACTCGCGGTCGCCCGAGGGGACCGGTCCTTCATCTACTCACTGCTTATGTCTAAGTTGGCTTGGCCAGAACTGACAACAACGCGTGAGAAGATGGCACTCGCTGAACACAAGAATCAGGTCTGCGGACCTCCGAGGGGAAAACCCACGGAGGATCTGTATCAGATGATCATGCAAACGTCGATTGATATTTGCGGTGTTCAGGCGAAGCGAGGAGAGTATATTGAATCTCTTCCCGCGCCCACAAAGTTCATGCCTACGGGCGGCGCATGTATGCAAGCTTCTAAAAAAGAGCTCGGCACGGCATCGCTGTTTCCCGCCATGGCGCTTCCCGACTCCGACACTCCTCCTTCCGTTTTAGGAAAGTTGAGGGATCTCAATTTGGCGACTGATGCCTGGCGTCAAGCCAGCTTCGATCTAGCCAAAGAGAATGTCGAGTCGAGGGTATACGATCGCGGATCGGGGATCCTGGACGTAGAAGTTCAGATCATTCCAAAACCCGGAGGCTTCAGAACAATCAGTAAAGGGGATGGCTATCTCTACACAGCGCTCCAGCCGGCACAAGGCCAGCTGTTGAGCGCGTGGAAGGCGCATCCTACATCCACAATGACTGTGAACCTTGATGAGGCAGTGCAAAAACTGTACGCTGCATCAAAATCACATGAGGATTGGGAATTTAGTTCCGTGGACTACAAAAGTGCCACAGATCTTCTTCTTAAATGGTCTTCGAATGCTGCTTTAGAGCCGCTAACGAACCTTTTTGAATCGAGGATCTGTTGGTTAAGTCTGCAGAATGCACGGGTCAGGTATCCTGACGGTACAATCTTTGAACAGACGAATGGGCAGCTAATGGGTCATCCCTTGAGCTTTCCTCTTCTCTGTTTCATTAACTTAGCATGCTACCGCTGCGCGATTTTGCGCTGGCTGGCTGACGACGAATCTCGACGTCCTGCTGCTGAAATAATGTGGATTTGGGTTCTTGTTAACGGTGACGACATGCTCTTTCGAGCCCCCCCCTCCTTCTTTCCTTACTTCCACGAAGTAACGACTCAAGCAGGGCTGGTTGTCTCATTAGGCAAGAACTACAACTCAAAAGAAGTTGCGCTTATTAATAGTCAACTGTATGAGCTTAAGAAGGGACGCATGGTGCGATCCGGCTATCTTAATCAAAGACTGTTGAATGCAGGTTCTAACGAAGACGCCTCTCTCGCGACGCCCGACCAAAT